CAGGATTTCAGATCAGCAACACGAGGAATTGCTGAAACAACACTTGAATGCTGAGGGTGGGGGCACTCAGTTCGCATTCCACTGCGGACCGAACGTCAGTGGTGCGAGACCCCCGTTGGACGTGAAACACCCACTCACTTGGGCAACTGCCTACACTCGACATTTTTGCAAAGTCGAGAAAACGTTGGTCCTTCCAGATGGCGACGAATTGCCCATCTACATCGACAAGGCCGACAAGCAGATGCCCAAATTGGGGAAGTACGAAACGCGTGCCTGGGACGACATGATCCAGCAACACTCCAAACTCATGAGGGAGTGGTTGGAGAATTCGCCTAATGCGAAGTTGGAGGGGAAACCCCATTCGCACACTCGTGAGGAATACGATGTGATCAAGGGCGAGGTCTCACAGGACGAGGAATGGGGCGCGCGCAAATTGCTCCGCGCGATGCTCCGCCTCAAGACAGGGGAGGGCGCAGACCGTGGGCGGTTCGTCACTCTCCCTGGGTCCAGCAACCGGGACGCGCGACGACATCAGTGTGCTTCGAGCGAAATAGTGCAGCTCATCGAGGCCTTTCACCAAGAACAATTCGGGTTCCGGAATTACAAGGGGACCACGGTGACAGGCAAAGCGCGGAAAACCGCCCGAATGGTGGCCCATTGTGAAGAGGGCTTTGTTTGCGGTGGGTTCGACAAGGCGAGCAACGACAGGACGTGGAACCATCGGAAGTGGTCCAAGTTCGAGGAGTACACCATGGCGATGGCCACCGTGATCACCGACTGGTACATGTGGGTGCATTACGGATCGCTCCTTGAAGCAGACGCCGACCACGCTCTGGAGATTGAGTGGAAGGGCATCTATTTGACGGTGTCCGCAGAGATCCAATATTGGTATCTGCAATCTGCCTTGAATCCCACAAGCCTGTGCAATCGATTGCAGGCGGACGTCGGCATTGGAGCAGGAATCCTCCAAGGCTGGGGCGAAGAGCACTACTTGCAGTGGTTGCATTGGTGCTCAGGAGTTGACGCCCAGCCGATGGACTTGCCCGAGATCGACCATGAATTCCCATTCGTGCTGGAGGGCGTGGAGGCCAAAGAGCACCACGTCAACGGGTTCATGCACTACTCCGAAGGAGACGACACGTGCGTGAAAGTCCCGTGCGGCAAACGCACGAATGCGGAAGCGATTGCGCATTTTGCGCGGTCAGTGCATGTGGCCACCAATGAGATATGGGAAGCCGCGTACGTCAGTGAGCAGCATTTGAACACACACGGCGGGCCACGCTCATGTGTCGAAGTGATGAGCATGGTGGTCGCCCAA